CGAGTAGCATTGTTAGATGTTAGCAGTCCCAAATCTTGGACCTGTTTAATAGGTTGTGAAGCGCTCATTCTTCCTCTTCTGGTTCTTGTGTAACTTCAGGTTCTTCCACAGTTTCTTCTTCATCTTCTGCCCCAAACAAATCAGCGGCAACTGATGGTTTTAGGGATGCAACCTTTTCGCTTGCTTTTGTATGAAGTAGTCCTTTGATATAGTCAGAAATTTCAGATGACGAAGTTTCGCCACCGGCAATCGCATCAATTAGTTCAGTAGAATTCATAATCTCCTAAAATGCCTGTATTTATTTATTTAGATCTTCGCTTTTTTGATGTTAATCTCAGGTGCCGCAGTAGAATCACCACCTTTTGCACCTTCTAGGTCAGGTTCCATTTGCTGCATACCTAGGTCATTCTGCATCTGACCCTGCATAATCTGGTTTTGAGTTTCCAATGGAACACCGATACCACGTTCGTTCTCGGATTCCATTTCCTCGTCCATTTCAACAATCTCCTCATCAGTCTGACGGAGGATCTTACGCCTTACATAATCACGAGAATAGTATGTTCCGATGTATGGTTCGATCTGTACCATTAGATTCAGACGCTCATTCATCAGTTCTGCTTCCTTCAGTTCAGCGAAGTGGTTATCATACAGATAGTCAAACTGAATATGCTCAGAAATACAATCCCAGTCTTCTGGCGTTACAATATTCTTGAGGATGAGTTGAGTTCTCAATAGATCAAGGAACAGTGCTGAGAAACGCTTTCTCAAACGACCAACAAACTTACTGAACTGCAGTTCGTCGCGTAGGATTTCGCTGGAACGACCAAGGTTGAAACCTTGCTCACCACCAATTCTACTGTCTGGAAGTGATAGTGCTCTGTATAGTTTCTTCTGGAAGTATTCAACGTCAGTCAGTTCACCAAGGTTCTGACCACCAGGTAGTGTGGAGATTTCTGTACCACGACCACCTTCACGTCTAGGAAGCCAGAAGTCTTCTAGCATAGCCATGAACTTCTTATCATCCTTGATCTCACCAGTGCTAGCGTCATAGACTAGCTTGTTACGATACCTGCTCATAACGTCACGCAGGTATTGCTCTGCCTTGACTTTAGGTAGGTTACCAACGTCAATGTAGAAGATACGACGTTCTGGAGCACGAGACAGTCTGTAGATAACCAGACTGTCCTCAATCATACGGAGTTGGTTTAGTGCTTTGATTGCCTTATGCAAATAGGATAGGTTTAGATGCTTGTTCCTATCGACTAGACCGGAGGTCACATAGGTAACAGCATCCTTAGCAATCTTTACACCCTGTCCTTGCAGAGAACCATAAGCACCTGCCTTTACACCCATAGGGTAGTAAGTATAGAACTCAGTAATTTCCGAATCCTTAATTGGTTGATTAGGAGAATCCTTTGCTGTAGCATTGGTAGGAAGAACTTTACCATCGTCCTTCTTAATACGCATGAACTTAATCTTCAATGCGTCAATGTAACGAATTTCTTGAAGACCAGCGTCAGGTTTCTTTAGATCGATTACTTTCTGGTAGTACAGTTTGCCGTCCACATACCAGTTACGGAAGATCTCGTGTGCCTTCTTATCAAACTGCAGGAGATCTTTGATGTATTTGAATTCTTGACGAATTATTTTCTTCAGTGATGTACTGACTTCTAGATTATCCAGATCAATCTCAACTGGACTATCATTCAAGTCAGATACGATTGCCTCACTGATGATTTGTTCGATTGCTTGGTCGCACTCTGGGTGCAACGCCATATCCCTATACTTTCTAACGAGATCAAACTCGCTTTTATAGACACCTTCAATGTCTACAAATTGACCATAGAAACCCGATTGAAGATAATAGTCAGACCCGTCCTCATTGTTAGGAGGAACAGGACTGACTATACCTTTAGACTTCTTTTCATCACTATCATCAATTTCAAAACCAAAAAGTCTTGCCATTACTACCTATACTGGGTCCTTTCGTCTATTTATCAGACGACAGAATTCTGATTATCGCCAGTATATGCTTCCCACCATTGAACTTGTAGAGTAACCTGGAACTCTTCAATCTGGTCTTGCTCATCGTAAGACAAGTTAATTGCACTTACGTTACTTGGCCAGCAACCATAGAATTTGTAAGCACGCTGAACCGGAATTGGGGAACCATTGTCCGAACCAGGTGTGTCTAGGTTGGTTGGAGATCTTCCTAGTTGGGTTACAACCCAATCTTGGAAGTAATCTGCAGGGTTAGTTGTACCAGAACCATCAGATACCTTGATGATGTAGTTTGCCCAACGCTCAAACGCTTCACGGAGTTTGAAGTCACCGTCGTTAATAACTGTGATTGTCCATGGATCGAAGCGTCTGTCGCCTGCTACCTTGAGTTGGCGTCCACGGAAAGGAACGATAACCTCAGGAATGTTGGAAGCAGGTAGCTGAGCACCCTTGACCATCATACGGTAAGTGGTGTCTTGGATATCGTCATCAAAGATGCCTAGACCAGATGGGAAGTTTAGTTCTACCTCGAATAGATTAGAACGTGCTCCACCTTGAAGAAGACGACTCTTGAAGGAGTCAATCGTTCTTTCATTATTTGGAGTATTGAAAATGTTGGTGTTTTGAATAGCCATTGATTGTGTCCTCCTTTATCAAACTGTGCCGACGATTTCGGAGAACGAAACTCCCGTTCTCGTCGCTACGAACGTTAGACCGATGAAGTTAATCGATCTTGCTGGCTTAACGTAGATATCAGCAACAAATTCATTACGATCAATCACATCAGGAGTATTGTTTGTGTCATCACAAACTACTAGGAAGTCTGTAACACCACGCTTTGCTTTCACGTCTCGTAGAAAAGGTTCTACGATATTTACGAAATTAGATCTTGTGCCATTGTCGTTAATTTCAAATAGTTGTGCTTGAGCTGCCGCTTCAATTGCCTTTTCAATTGTAATAAAGAGTCGCCGTACATTAATACGGTCAAATGAACTTTCGTATGCTAGTGCTGTCTTATCGCCAAACAGACAGATACCAGAACCAGTCTTAGAAATAATTGGATTGATTCTGTTGCTGTATAGACGATCTCTAGATTCCTGTCCAGGGTTGAATACAAGTTTAACAGCAAAGTTTAAGGAACCACGATTTGTACCTGCGGGGGAGAACCAGGGGAACTGATCTATATCTGTTCTAACGCATAGACCTGCTATATCGTTAGAACAGGGCATGTACTGAAACTTCTTGTTGAAGCGATCATAAACATATTGATAACCAGAATCTAAAACTGCATAAGAAGATGAAGTAATTGGAGCGTGGAAAGAAAGAGTATTGGTTAGTTGTGTGCTCTCACTGGTTACATTAACCAAACTATCCCGGTTGGGTGAAATAAATGCAACACAATCCTTACGTGCTTCACATATAGAAATCAGTTTATTTGCTTTTGCCTGTTCCTCTTCCATGGTGCCGGATGCACCACCCTGTAAGAGAAATCTAATATCACTATTAACTGTATCTGCAAGCTTATCATATGCTGTTAGAATATCTCCTAATGGAGCAGTGAATTCTCCTACACCGATGTAGTCGCGACCAAGTTTGGTAGTGTAAGAAGCGTTGCCTATACCGTTGAATACAACGTTCTGTGCATTCTGACCCCAACTACCTGTAGAAGCGCCCTTCAAATGGATCTCAGTGGCAGTTTGGAACCCTACAACCAATGGTGCGGTATTGTGGAATGCATCAGAAGCTCCGACTGGTGAAGTGCCAGCGTAGATATACTTGGAATTATCTGCAAGGTAAGACTTGTAGTAAACTGACTTGTTCGGAGAAACCTCAGCATCCTGTGCTTTTGATAGGTTGCCAAATTTTTCTAAGATAGAATCTGGAGATTGTGTAATATTCCCTTTAGAATCAATAATTACTATATTCAATCCATCAAATCTACCATTTCTTTCAGAAACATAAGCATTTGTTCTTGGTTTTGGTAAAACAGATTTCCAAGGTAACGTAACAGAATCTGAACCACCATCAGCAACGCTTGTTAAAATATTTTGCTGATTATACCAATCTTGCTTAGAAGGAGTACCAGTTACAATGCCAACATCGCCAAGTGTAAATGAAGAGATGCCAATTTGCTTACCATGTCCTGTCTTAAATTCATATAATGAATTTTCTTGATATTCAATATTATATGCAGTACCAAATCCTGAGATATAAGATACTACTTTAAGATCTATGAAGGAAGCTCCGACACCTGTTACAACTCCTTTTAGATATCCATTAGCATCACTAAAAGTACCAATTCCAATTTTTTGTCCATCTAAAGTTTGAGTTGCAGCGTAACCAACATTGATACTGAATCCCGTAAAGGAAATATTAAATTGACCAAAATCAATTGATTGGTTGGTTATGTCGCCGGTATTAAGCGTTGCGCTTGAAATAAGAATACCACCAACTTCTTCACCACTTGTAGTAACTGCAACACCGGTAGTGTTAGCAAAACCAACAATCGTTACGTCTGCACCAATTACACCAGTTATTGGTTTGAGTGTTTGACCAGTTTCTATACCACTATAGGAACTCAAAGTTATGTTAGTACTACCAACACCGACAGTAGCAATTCCTGTTGCAGCTGTTGAGAAAACGGTAGTAGATGAGTTAATCGTTGTAATACCAGTAATTCTTTGGTCTGCAGAAGAGTCAATTACACAAACTTTAAGATCTTGTGCCCAACTTCCTGGATTCTTAGCTGCCCAGTACCAATTGGTATCATTTATATGGTTATTATTATAGTCCTCATAATTTTGAATGTCTAAATTTTGTCTTGCAGAACTTCCTACTGCAACGTTTGCATTACTTAGATCTCCACCAGAACATCTGACGACATCTAATTGACCACCGTAAGACAAGAAGTTAGAACATGCATACCAGTACTCATACTGATAATCAGTTGTTGAAGAGCTTGGTTCTCCAAATACCTCAACTAATTCTTTTTCATTTGTTATCCGTACGATTTCATTTACAGGACCTTGTTGAAAAGGTGCTGCAATTCCCGCCGCCACGTTGATTGTTGTATCAACTCCGCCGCGAGTTAGATCTACCTCCCGTACTGTAATTCCTGGAGACGCTAACTGAAGTGCCATTCTGAACTCCCCTGCAGTTACCCTAATTTTAGACTAGAATTATTTATAAAATACCTAGATTTTTTGGGAACCGTAGTTGTGGTGGTTATAGTCTTTGAAATTTCTTTTTCTCCAAAGATCTGGATTCTTGGGTCTGTAATTTATCATTCCAGTTTCTTCTTCCCAACGAGTCGAAACTATCAGATTAAACCTAACATCAATTTTCTCCGACATTTCTTTAAGAGTATCAATATAATGTTCATTATAATTGAATGCTATGCAATTCCATTGAGTATCAATTCCTCGACTTCTACATAATTGCATTACTCGATATAATTTAGGACCATCTTGATTAATTCTAAATTTATGACTATCTTCTGGTAGTCCATCAATACCAAATATCCAAGTAATGCGACCTCTTTTACTAATATCAAATGCTTTCATATACCAACTATAAGACCTTGCTGTTGCTGCTGTATGAACAAAAGTCCTTATATTTTTTTCAACACATAGATTGAGTATTGAATGAAAATCGTCATGTAGTGTAGGATCAGAAATATTTCCACTAAAATGAACTTCTTTAAAATAATCTGTAATCATATTGAAGTCTTTTAGAGAAATATCTCCTGGCGGAATTGGTTTTCCTGCCGCACCATAAACTTTTTGTCTAATACAACTAGGACACTTTAAACTACATTTATTGGTAGTTTCAATCGTAATAGGTCTCTTTATTGGATACATCATACTTATCTACTTGTCCTTTAGCACAATAATTTTTACAAACTTCAGGAGCATTCTCTGGTTCTTCTAATAAAACTCGGTAAAATTCAGTCCATTCTGGAGAATTGACTATTTCTTCAATAGAATTAACGTTTGAAAAATGAAATTTTTCTTGAGTTAATTGTAAAATGTATTTTTCTCTAAATTCATTCTGTGTCCAACAACAAGGCAAAAGATATCCTCTTTGGTCATGACCATAGCAAGTATTACCCTTTAAGCATTTAGGATCAATCATTGAAATTCCCACATGTAACTAAGATCACCATATTCGTCAGTATACCAACGGTCACCTTGATTATCTACTTCACCACCAATTTCACCTAATCCGTCAGATACAAATCCAAATGGAGCCATGTCCTGTTCGATCTGGTTTTTCTGCTCTTCATAAATTCTTTTTCGGACATCATTGTCCGTCATTTCTTTGAAGTAGTCTTGTGCTACAAGCCATGCGAAGATAACCAAGCACATTGCAAGGTCGTCATTACACCCTTCTTCTGCTTCAAAGGACTGTTTTCTTTGAATGAATGTTGTTAGTTCGCTGATGGTATCATAATCATTGATGAGTAACTTATCTTCTTCAATTAAAGTTTTTAAGTTAGAGCAACCAACTTTCTTTACTGTAGTACTCATCTTTACGCCGAGTTGTGTCTTCTTACCAGAGAAACCTGTGCCTACAATCTGACCAGCACGACCTCGCATTGAGCACATTAATACATTCTCATACTCAAGATCAAAATTTAAAATAGAAGCAACCTGATCGCCAATATCATTTACCTCACAAAGAACATAGGCATTATTATATGCCTCTGCTGTCTCCATAATAACGCTGGGGAATAGCATTGGTTTGATTTCATTATTCTTATATCGAGCAACCATTTTATATGGAAACTCTGTGATATCAAACACGCAAAAAGCAGAATAGTCTTTTGATACACCCCTGGCAACGTCAACAGTAACAATATAGTCTCTTTCTTCCCTTGGTTTTTCATACACTAAAAGACTATCATTAGACAATACTGGATCCTCGAAAACCATTGCCTTCAACTTAGAAGGTGAAATGAGTGTATCAACAGAACCTAGGAACTCACATTCAAACTCAATTTTGAATTGTTGTTCTGATGTATTGGCAATAGTTTGCTCTTTCCACTTAGCATCCCTTCCAGGGACTTCAGACCAATGAACTTCAGTAGCAACATAAGAATTCTTACCCCGTTCAGCATCATGCCAGTAACGATAAAAGTGGTTCATACCGTGTGGGGTAGAAACCATAATTACCTTGGTTGACTGACCAGAAGATATAGTAGGATAAACAGAAGCGAAGAAGTCGTCAGCGATATGGTTAGGAATAAACGCAAATTCGTCCAGGAATATAATATTATAAGAGCCACCCCGTACCGCACTGGCGCTAGTAGAAGCAGCAATAATTTTTGACCCATTTTCCAACTCCATAGAACCTTTGTTCCATGATATGATACCTTGCTGCATCCATTTTGGCAGGTTTTCGTACGCCAATTGTAAGCGTCCCAACAAATCACGAGCAGTGGATGCTTTGTTAGCAAGGATTGCAATGTTTACGTTATCGTTGAATACGGCATAGTGTAGAAGATAAGACACACAAGTCGTAGACTTACCAGTCTGACGAGGCATCTTACAGATATTAAATCTATGATTATGGAAGTTTCTGATCAGTTTCTCTTGAAAAGGATACATGTTGAATGGTACAAGACCATGATCAAGAGAAACAATTTTGATATAGTTTCTAGCAAAATAGACGGGATCGTCTTTACACTTCATAAACTCAAGAATTTGTTCTTGAGTAAATTGGATGGGTGTATTTGCTTTTTTTAGATTAGGATTACCAAGGTAAATTTCGCCAGACATACTCATACTCCCTTAGGATGGAACTTCAGATACAAAGTTGGACTCAGACATATTCGTCATAGTCAGGTCTGCACTACCGATACTATCTGCAAGAGTTGTTCCTGAATCACCGTCACCCATTCTGTACCAGTGTGCTGGTGCTGGAACAAAGATATCAAGGTCTGATGGAGAACCACCGTTATACAGGCAAGCAACTTCAGTTGCATTGAGTTCTGTATTGAAGAATGAAAGTTCATCAATATGTCCACCTCTTAAGTAGTTTGCATTGGTAGGTTGTCTTCCAAGTGCAATAATATTTGGATCAACAGCAACTGTGTTACCACCAACTCCAGCATCTGGAAGTCCTCCACCATTACTATTATCAGTCAATGATTGAAGCACTCC